CAAAGGTATAAAATATATTTTAATATGCAATGGGTTTTCCAGCAATTAGAGAGATTTGCTATTAATATTACTATTAATAGGCCCATTTGGTTTAGGCGTTGCCCGGTAAAGTTTGATTGCCAATGGCATAATCATTTCTTCTAATGCGGTTACAGTATCTACAGTAATAAACTTATAAGGTTTACCTGCTTCTTTGATAGCTTTACCTGCATCTAAAAGATCCTGAAGATTGTTAATCTTTACTTTTAATGCATCTACATACTCAGTCCCGTTTTCTAAATCTAAAATAAGATTGTCATCAAGACCTGCATATGCAGTTGTCTTACCAGTCTTTGGCTTAGAATAAATCACTATTCTTTTAGGATTTACTCTTTCTGCTTTAACTTTAGTTGTTGGAAGTACTATACTCATATTTCACTTTTTGTTTGTTTAATCAAATCATTCAACCATGGCTTTGCACTTACTGGTTTCATCAGCATTATAGATGCAAAATCTAAAATTGTCATTTCAGATAATGGTGCATCTGCAATTTCATTATTTTGAATGTCAAGTTCTACTTCTTTTTTAGAAAATTCTTCTTCAAAATCAGGAAATAAAGACTGTTGTAATCTTGGTAGTTTAATATTTTCAACTGCAGCTTCTGCAACAACTTCACCAGCCTCTTTTCTCTTTTGATATACATTATAAGGTATTTCAGTACCATCTTTAAGAACAGCACGTAATTCAGTTACAGGGATAGTATATAGTTTATAAGGCTCACCTTTATAGTTTACACCTTCTTTCATCTCATACTCTTCTCCATAATAAGGATTAGTTTTGTACTTAAATAATTGTCTATCAGAATTAAAAGGTACAATGTCAATTACATTGTCTTTTTCATCTTTAACATTATCATAGAACTCTATGTATATATCAGTCCCTTTAACTATCTCAGATGCAAAAAGTTGAAATTGCCTTTCTGCTTTACCTTTTACAAAGTAAGCTGTCTTGATAACAAATGTAGGATCTGCAATATGGTGAGCTCTAAATGTCTCCATGTGCTGTGCAAAAAACTCTTTTTCTTTTTCTTTTCTCATATTCTATTTACATTTTAAATTGATACTTTTTTTGTTGCTTGTGCCGGTGTTTCCATCTCTACAATCCTCATGATTGTTCTGTCTAGCTTAAAGAAGCTCATCCTTGTGGTACCATTTCTAGATTTCAGAAAATGAAAGACTAACATATCTTCATCATTTACTATATATCTATCAGGACCATATTGTCTTATCTTTTTTAGAGAAGGTTTATTTATACCTATAACTACATCGGCATGTTGTAATAAAGCATCTGACCCATATATATCTGAATCTAATACATAATTTCCATACTCCCCATCTCTTTGTCTATCAGGTGTTTCTATATTTCTATTGAGCTGACTTAATACAACAAATGCTACAGGATATTTCTTTTTCATCATAGTGAGAGCTTCACCCAAGCTACCTAGCATTTCAAATTTGTCTTTTTGCCCCTTACATAATCTAAATAATGCTGAGTGATCAATACCAACTAATAAATTTGTGTAAGTTCCATCTTCTTTCTTGTACTTTTCTATTTCATAATGAATAGTAGCACACATCTCATCCACAGTACACGCATCATAAACCACATTAATATGATCAGCATTTTCAGATTTATCATAATACTCAATACATTTATTATAGATAGCCTTATCTACAAGGATTCCATTCTTACTCATTAATGTATCATAATCTGCACCTGTATTCAGGCTTAATTTTCTTACACCACTGGTTTCATCAACCATTTCCATTTGAAACTTTAAAACTCTAAACTCTTGATCAGTATTGTGTTCTATTATATCACTAATTAACTGCTCCATAAATAAAGTTTTACCTGTTCCCGGTCTAGCACCAACTACGGTGATAGTTCTCCACTCTAATCCATCACAAAAAGCATCATTAAATTTGGGCCATGCACTTCTTAGTGATTTGATTTCACCTTTTCTTCTTCCTTTTATTTTGAGTATTGCTTTTCTTAAAGCATCTCTTTCACTTACAGGCAATAAAGGCCTGGCTCCATTAAATAATTCTGCCATTTTATTAAAGATTTGGTATTATCTGATTTTTTGTTTGGTTATATAATTCATGCAATAGAGTTATAACTAATTCAATTAGAAAAAACTTCCAAAATGATATTTCTATAATCAATAAATCTGTTATAAAATAACCAATTATTGTTCCCAATACGGCTATTACAAATAAAATTCCTTTTGTCATACTACTCTTTCTTTAAAATAAGAACTTCCTTCTCCATCAAGGTTAGTGTTTAGCAATTCACAATATGTTGCTAAGTCAGATTCAAAACTTTTATCAATATTTTGTCTTCTAATAAAATATTGTGAGTTTCTCATATACTCATAGTTTCTAACACTATACTCATCAACATATTTTTCTGTTGCTTTTAGGATTGTATCCCAGTCATAATCATAAGTTTCAAAGAACCATCTAAATCCTGCTTCTAGATTTTTAGCATTAACCCTTGCATACTTACCAGAGTTGAGTTTCCTATTAGGAAATATTTCTACATACTCCTGAATCTTTTGCAAGAAGCTGTCACCCATTAAATCTTTTGAAGTTTTCTTTTTAGATCTCTTAAAGAACCCATTAATTTCTTCTATAAAGATAAGACTTTTACTTGTAAGTTGCAAATTTTCATCAAGCCATTGATCCTTTTGCAGCCTTTTGTACTCAAGTTCTTTATTAACAAAATTATTAGGTACTATTTTCTCTTTTATACAATGCAAAATGTAATAAGTATTAGGAGTTAACTTCTCTTTAACTAAACGGTTAAATATTTCTGTCATTACCAAGTGATTTTTGCATTAAATTGTCTTTCAACAACTTCATTTACCTTAACAAATAAATTGTCTGAGTCCCATCTTTCCTGTTTGTTATATGCTGCACTAGCTGGATGTGGTACTGAAAATTTATAATTGTTATCATTTACTGCATCTGCCCATTCTTGAGCTTGCTTACCCATGTAAACATAAATAAGCCCGGCTTCATTCCAAGTCAGATAATCAAATAAAAAAGCCATAAAAGGTTTCCATATATTATAATGCTGTCCAATCTTACCTACTGTAGTTGTCAAAGCAGTATTAACTAATAAAATACCTTGATTAGCCCATCTTGTTAGATTTGGATCAGTACTTCCCGGATGCCCATTGTAAACAGTTCTGTTTACTTCATTGAGCATAAAATTCAAACTTGGTTGCAATTCATTAGTATTACTACAACTAAATGCTATACCATCTGCTTGTCCTATACCAGGATAAGGATCTTGTCCTAACATGATTATTTTAAGTTCATTTCTAGGACATTCTTCAAAAGCCCTAAATAAGTTTTTTAATGGTGGTGTAAATCTTCTACCATCATTTGATAACCTTGCAAGCTCAGTTATTATTTTATCAAAATCACCACTAAATATAAAAGATTTAAAAACATTAGCCCAACCACTTGGTTCTAATTTTTCAAACATTTTTTGTTTAATTTCTTCAAGATCTAATATTTGTTTCATATTTTTGTTTAAAATAAATTATTATGCCAATTAAAGTTAAAGAGGTTGCTGACAATGCAATTGTGTCTATACAAGTAAATAAAGGTTACTATATGATGATAAAAGCTTTATCATTTTATTTGTATCAAGAAATTAATAAAACAAATAAATCTGATGAGTATTTTAAAGACATATTGCAAAAAAGTTATCAAGATTTAGATGACTTACAAAAGTCTTTTTATACTATAGCATTACTACTTGCTGAATTAGAAACCCAGTTTAAAAAAGAAAATCTTTATGTTGAAAAAGAAGTTCTTCAACCTGGTGATGAAGGTTATGTAGAACCTAAGCTAGATTAATATTATAAATCTTTCCTACTTCTATACAAGCTTCAATAGCTAAAGCTAATTCATCTTTACTACAATCTGCAAATGATTTACATATTGTAGCTTCTCCTGTTTCATAACATAATCCTGATCTTTCTTTAATCAACACTTTCATTTCTTCAAAAGTATAGCCAGATTCTTTGGCTAATTCTCTTATACAAGCATGCACTTTTGCTAATTGTGCTACACTATGGTCAGCATCTGCTAAACCAATATACATTTCTACTTTTTGTCCTTCCTGAATCTTATCCAAAAAGATTTGATAAGCTAACTTAGATTGATCATCCGGATAGGTTAGCTTACCATCTTTCTTAACTAGTTTTACTGATAACATATCAACAAATTATATTATTTAATACATTAATAAATTCACTATAATGTAGTTTACTGTGTATTCTTATTGCTGGAATATCCCAACATCTCAAGTACCAGTTATCATTTTTAACTTCAGTACTGTCAACACTATGTAAAACTACATTCTCACAAAGTTCTTTTTGGTAATAATAATAATCAAAACCATTCTGACTTTCATTATCTGTTATGCACACTTTATCAAAACCTAATTCAATTAATTCTTGCTCTGTCATTTGTTTGCTAATTTAATTAAGAAATCTGCTGGATTCAGAATTTCCTGTAAATAATTGTGCCGGGCATAGTCATAGCCTTTATAATCCATTAAAGCTCCAAACTTAGCATGTCTTTCTTTCATATAGTGTTTGACTATCTGCATTACAATATAGAAGTTATCCTTATCTTCTGATATCATCATATTAAATACATTTTCAACTTCCTCAGCCGTAATTAAACCTAAGAGTTTATTAAGCTTTAATTCAGCATAAAACATAAACTTTCTATACTGTCCCTGATATGGACCGGAAGCATACAAGTTAAAAGTATAACTCATATTAGTATCCACATTCTTTAACAACTCATAATGATCAGAACAAATAGCTACACAAAGTTTGCTTAGCTCTTTATCTTCTCTTTTACCCATTATTGATCCCAGTTATTTTGATCATCATCATCTCTTAAAGAAAATATTATAAGAGTTGATGCTACTAATACTACCACTGTAATTATTGCTATTGTACCCATAATTATCTGTTTATAAATTTAATTGCTGCATTAAAATGATCAACTATATCTAAAAATCTTTGAGGATTAGTTTCATCATAATCTAAAATACTGTTTATTGCAAGCTCATAATCATCTTCAAGATCCATTGTTACAGTCATAAAATGAGTGTTTATAATAGGTTCTCTGAAAAATATTGATATTAAACAGTCTTTATAAAGCAGACACTGCATTTCTTTAAGTTTCTTATTGGATTTAAACCCATATTTTTTTAAATTTTTTCTAACTTTTTTAACTTCTTCTGCTGTCATACTCTTGCAAATTGAAATAATGCTACTAATTTACCATACTCCTCTAACACCCATTCTGGAGTAAATACAGCTTCATGACCTTTAAGAAAAACAATAACATTATCAATTACAGACATTTTTATATCTGCATACCAGTTATTGGTATAAAGTAATACAAATTCAATGCTAATATCTTTATACATATACTTATGATGATCATGACTGTTCCTGTAAAAACCATACTTCACAAGCTTTTTACCTATTAATTCTGTATCTCTAAGTGTCATAACTACTTATCTAAAGATATTTTATTCTCTTCTAATATCTCATAGAACTTGTTTCTAATTCTTTCTACCATGTCCCATTCTTTTTCATCAAGTTGCTCATACTTCCAAAGTGTTCTCAGCTCTTCAGATATATCCCATAATGCAGAATACATATTTGAACCTTGTGTAGCCAAATCAAATTCTGCTTGATCTTCCGGTAAATTAAATTCTAATGTAGCTTTCATAAATTAATTTTTACATTTCTAATGCTTTTTGTAAATAGTATTTAGTGTTATATAGTG